TTTGTTCTATGTAATACTTTCGTGTTATTGGCTCTTCACTCTCGTCCGGTAAACTAGGTCTGTAATTTGTAAACCCAGGCATTTGTAGGGGACAACTAACCTTCGGATAGTCCAATTTGCTATACTTATCACTCTCTGCAATTAGCCATGTTCCCTCTCTATCCCCGCACCCACAAGCACCGCAATAATTCTTTCCCTCTGTTTCACTGTCCATCAAATGATCACACTTAGGAAGAATTCCTCCTGTGTCTTGATTTCCAAAACAACTTAAAACCCTAAGTTGCTTAGTCGCCTTATTGATCTTTTTACTATTCAGTCCTCTTGATGCAAGAGCCATTGCAAAACTTTGAACCATACTTATCTTTTTCGCTACACCTTTAGTCGATGGGGTTTCTTCTTTTCTAAATTCCATTATGGACTCTCCTGATAGGTTTTATAATAATAATACAACAAATATATAAAAGATCAATTAAAAATCTAAACTATTGGAATAGTTTTTATTAGGCGAACATTAAGAGGATCTGTTAGGGTATTTAATATGATACTAGACTTAGCAGATGACATCAAGTGATAATTTCTTCCATCTCTAGTAACATCCCAGGCACCATCTTTTGTCGTAGCCCCCTCAT